ATAGATTTCGTTTGTGCAAATCCATTGACTTTATTACGGATAGTATCAATACCGTTTTCATCAGAAGCATTGATATAAAGATATTGACAATCTAAAATATCAGTGACGATAATTTTGCTAGATGCAGTTTTACCAACACCCGCAGGACCAACAAACAATAAATGCGGTATTTCTTGTTTGTCTTTTAGAGATTGAAAATATTCCTTATCTTCAGGACTTAGAATTAAATCACTAAATTGTTTTGGTCGATATTTTTCACACCACAGATTTTTAAATTCATCAGATTTCAACATATAAAGAAATTATATATCAAAATTACCAAAAATCAAATTAATCGTGAATTAATTGCGTTCCGTTATAATTATTACCTTCTTCTACTCTTTGAGAACCTTGACGAATCGCATTAGCTTGTAGCCAGTTTATAAGTGCTGATTCTTTTTCTTTTGGGACGATGAAGGTTCCTTGAATTGTATTAATAATAGTTTCCATATGATTATAATTATTATATATAGTTTGATTTTGCAAGTTATTTAATTAAGTATTTTTACATGAATGACGAAATTGACAATATTGATACTTTACTAAATCAACTTTCTGCTGGATATCCACCAAAAATTCCAAATATTACACCAGAGGCAGCAGCACCAACGGAAGATGAATTGTCGAATTTTATATTAAAGAAATCTAGTGCATTGATAGATTTAAGTTTGGATTCAGTAAAGGAATTAAAGGATTATATAACACAAGGCCAAAACCCTGATGAAATCGCAGCACTTGCAGCATTAATAACTTCAACTACAGGAGCACTCGAATCACTGAATAAATTAAACATCCTCCGTAAAAAACATGAAATGACAAAGGAAATAAAAGCTTTGGATTTTTCTAATAAAAAAGAAATGGTGAAAGCATTACCCGCCTCATCACCAACAAATACTATTACTAATAACACACAAGTTATAGTAGCATCCAGAGAAGAAATAATTAAACAAATGTTAGGATTAGAAGAACCAGAGGAAAAAATAATTAGAGGTAGAGAATTTATACCCACTGAAGTTGAAATAATGGATAAATAATAACAAATGAGCAATTATTACGGAACAGTTACAATTCAGCCAACGGAATGCATAGGAACTTCGTTGTCTTCTATAAATTTTAATGCTAACAATTTCGACAATCTCATACATCAATTGAGTGGTAGTGCGTCACTTTCTTCTGTTGGGTATCAAACATTTGGTAGTGGATTGATAATGCAGTGGGGTGAAACACCATTAATATATAATAGTCAAAATGTTGTAACAGTTTCGTTTCCCGTTGTTTTTCCTAATGCTTGTATTCATCAACAAGCAACGTGGATAAAGAGTTCTCCTGGTGTTGGTAATGTTGGTAATGCTGATGATACTTGGGTTCAAATAATTACTAATGCCACACAAACAAATCTGTCGATACAAATACAGAATGCTAATGTAGACCCATTTTCTGCGGGTGGTATAAGTTGGTTTGTTTTAGGTTATTAAACAAGCTCACATTTTCCACCAGAACCGCTTTGCGCACCCAATCAATATAGATTCATTGGGTGCGCATTTTCAGTTATTGACATTTACTATATCCACAATCCATGCAAGTATAGCAACCCGACATTCTGATTATATTACCTCCGCATGTTGGACATTTTTCTCCATCTACAACTGTTCCATCTTTAATATATTTCTTTAACGTTCTTGATAATACTTTAGAGAATGTGAACATATCCCCTGTAGTATTTTCTAATTGTTTTACTATATTACTAATTTCAACTCCATGCCGAAGTCCTATGGAAATCATTCGGGTAAGGGCATCCGCAGTGGGGTCATTATGCCCATTCGTTAATGAATATTCCTTATCTTCACTGATGAACACATATTTTCCTGTTCCGTGTTTTACCACTATTCCTGATTTAACGGTTTTGGGGATGATTATATCCCCTTCGTGATTATGATTACTACCAGTGAAAACTTCATATAACATTCCGTCCATCAATCCAACAGCAACATAATATCTATTCCCCTTAATGGTTATGTGGTGCATATCCGCATTAAGTCTTTTTCCTCTTTTTGGTGCGGTTGGTTTTGGTATTGAATTTGTGGTGTCTTCTCCGTTAGTAGTAGCAGCCAATACATTCGTCATGATACCTGCTCGATATGTTGTGATACCCTTTAATACTTTTGATTTATACGCATCTAAATATACATTTTTAAAATCTTCAAATTTATAATCTTTTGGTATATTTACAGTTTTGCTACAACTCGCATCTAACCATTTCCCCCAACCACGTAAATCTATTAAATGTTCTTCTACTGTTAAATTTGATGTTGTAACCGCATAGTCAGCATTTTCGTTCCATTCTCCGGCGTTTTTGAGTATACTAACCCCATAATCTTCACATAAAGTTTCCTTGGTAAGCCCTCTATTTTTATCGATTTTATACACAGTTCCATCAGAATCTACTCCCCTAAGAATAGTATCCGATCCTTCTTTTACAAATTTGAACAATTCGGTTTCGATAAATTCACCCGTCCAATATTTCGGGCATACTTCTCGTATATGTTCTGGTAATACGTTAACGATAGATGTTCTAATATATGAGTGTAAGAATAATGGCTCGATTCCACCAGTTATAATATTTGCTAATATCGAAGTGTTCCCATTAGGTTGGCAGGAAAATAGTGCAGAATTTCTAATTCCGTATTTTTTCATTTTGTTTCTTAACTCTTGGTTTAAGTTAATCTGATCCCAAAAATATGCTTTCGCATGTTTTTCAGGTTCGCAATCTTTAAACATACCCTTTTCTTCTGCTAGATTAATAGATTCTTCAATACCCGCTTCAGTAAAGGCATGCATCAATTCTTCTTTTATTTTTTCCGCCTTTCCTGATGCAAATTTTGTTTTGAGTATATATAAAGAAGACCCCCAACCCATAACTCCCAATCCTATTCTACGACGATTTGTTATAGAATCCATATATTGTGGTAGTGGTGCTGTAGTATATGAATTTACATTATCTAAAAACCGAACGGCGATTTTTACAGATTTTTTAATTTTTTCTATATCAAACCCTGTTTTGGTTTTGTTTATAAATTGTGTTAAATTTATGGTTCCTAAATCACAACTTGAAAATTGTGGCATCGTTTGTTCAGAGCATGCATTAGTGCTAGAAATCCATGATCTTGTTCCTGCATAATTCCAGCAATGTGTTTTGTTTGCAACATCAAGAAATAATACTCCAGGTTCTGCCCTTTTATATGTAGAATTCATCACTAAATCCCATAATCCTTTAACAGAGATTGTTTTATACACATTATATGGATATTGCTTTTCTTTCCATAATTTGAAATTCCCATCCCATTCTTCTTTATATTTTTCAAATGTGGTGTCGGGGAACCACAAGTCCCATTTGTCCATTTTGGTGATTTGGTTCTTTATATCCTCTGTTTGTTCAAGTTCTTCGAGCCTATTAATCTCAATGATCCTGTCCATATATTCATCGCTAAAATTTACGGATAGGTTAAATTTTGTTAATCTTCCTTCAGTTTGTTTTGCTGTAATAAATTCTTCAATAGATGGATGAACACAATCCATTATACCCATTTGTGCGCCTTTTCTTATTTTTTTCTTAGCGTTTTTGTTATTCGCTTCTTCACCAGACCCCGCAGTAATAATTTCAGAACTTTTATCGAACATTTCCATGAATTTTATTGGGCCAGGAGATTCAACTCCAATTCCTTTTATGAATGCTCCTCTTGGTCTAATAAAAGAATAATTGTCGCCATATCCCCCTTCGCTTTTTAATGTTTTTACTTGATACCGAAGTGCTTCCATAATACCGTCTATAGAATCGCAATCGTAAGTAGCATGACCACCAGTAAAACAATTAATAAGTGACGTTCCTTTGAATTCGGTTCCTGCATTTGCTAATATCCTTCCTCCAGGAACAAATTTAAAATCTAGCAACAAATCATAAAATTTATCTTCCCAATATTTTTGTTTTTCTACATCTTCTACAGAAGCTATTGCATTTGCAACTCTTCGGAATGAATCATAAATTGTATTATCTTTATTTGCTTTATACGTATCTGCCCATATTTCACGAGAAAAATCATTCGTGAACACATCTGTTGTTGATTTTGTTGACATATTTAAAATTATTGTTACTGTGATTGCATTTATTTTGCAACCTCTTGTAACAATTAATTATACCTGAAAACAAAAAAATCTCAACATAATATTGAGATTTTTTGTTTTCTATGTTTAAGCTGTTTGATTACGCTTTGAAATTTCCGCCACCAGGTTTTTTATCGTCCCACTTATTTCCGTGGTCTAATTTTGTATTTTTGGTTGCATTATTAAGGTGTTCGTCTTCATCGCCATCAGTCTTTTTAGCTTTTCCTTTCTCTGGATAGTTTAATTTTTCCTTTCTTTTTAGACTATCAGGAACGGGACCTCTTCCATCTTGATCATCTTGCAGTTCTAACATACCAACTGAAACTGTCATAGGAGATACATATAGTCCGGGATTTGTTTCGATAACAATATCCGCGTAAATATCGCTAGGTGCTTCTGTTCCCCCACGAAAGTTGCCGGAAGTTGTAGTAGGATGTATACTTTTTAATGCACTAATTCTCAATATCTTATCAAATCCATCATCCATACATGATTTGATAAGATTGACAAATCCTTCTGCTTTATCCTTCATAGAAGGGTGTTTTAACGCATCTTTTGAGAATCTTACTCTATCACCAACAATATATCCTCCTTGTTGATATCTTCCTAACATGTTCTCGTATAATAGATCAAATTTCGTATTCATAATTGTTTGTGTTATTATTTAGCAATTTTTATAATAAATAATATAGATAATATGGCAATCCGTATAAAAAGTTTAGAAAACATATCAAATACAAAGACTCAGTATAACACTCTTTACAGAGATTTATACTTAGATTTGGTATTTTCTAAAACCTTGACAAATGGTGTGATATATCCAAATCCTATTATTGGTGCAGATATAAAACAAAGTCAAGATGTTGCAGCTATTGAAAACTCATTACAAAATTTGTTTTCTACACTTCCTGGACAACGTTTTTTATTTCCAGAGTATGGAATGAATCTGGAATATTATTTATTTCAGCCAATTACAGAAACTACAGCTTCGTTAATCGGCAATACAATACTTAATAAAGTCGCTATTTACGAACCAAGAGTAAATATATTAAATATAAATGTAATAGCGCAACCTGATGATAATCAATATACAATAACTATTACGATGGAAATACCAGTTTTGAATATATCATCAGTACAATCTTCTTTTGTATTCAATGTTAAAAGTCAATCTTTTGTAGTAATACAACAACAAAACAATTTATAATATATGTCAACAATAAACAATTTTAATAATTTCGATATACCAAAAGGTGGATATGCCGCTTTTGATGCCACTTCATTACGACAATTGATTATCGATAGACTTAATAGTAAACAAGTATTTACAGACCAAAACTATATTGGTAGTAATTTAGCATCTATAATAGATATTGTTGCATATTCTTTCAATACATTAATTTATTATCTAAATAGAACTGCTTCTGAATCTATGTTTACAGAAGCACAACTTTATGAGAATATAAATAGAATTGTAAAATTGTTAGACTATAATCCAATAGGATATCAAACATCTACATTATCTTTCTCTGCTACTGTCGGGAAGTTAAATGCAGGAATATACACGATACCAAGATATTCGTATGTTAGTGTTAATAATGTAAAATTTTCGTTTAATACTGAAGCTACATTTGTGAAGACATTATCAGGTGTAACTGAAGGACTAGACGATTTAAGTAATCAAACTTTGTTGTTTCAGGGATCATACCAAGAATATCCAATATATACCGCAACAGGAGAAGGTAATGAACTTGTGTTATTATCTCCACCAATTGGAACTAATATTGATCATTTTAATGTTGATGTGTATGTCAAGCCATATACTACAGGAACATGGGTGCAATATACAAAAACTATTAATTTATATCTAGAAAGTAGCAATGCGGAAAAATATGAAATCCGTTTGAATGGTAATAAACAATATGAAATAGTTTTCGGTAATGATATTAATGGTAGAAAACTGCAAGAAGGGGATGTAGTTGCTTTGTATTATTTAAAAAGTGATGGAACCACTGGAGTTATTGGTCAGCAAGCGTTAAAAAATGCCTCGCCACAAATTTTTAATACCGCACAGTTCACACAAATTCTTTCGGATGTTTTGAATAATAGTTATTTGAATAGTATATCAAATAATGATCTATCAAATGTTAAAATTACAAACTATACTGCATCAACTCCTATACAAGATGTAGAAACTGCGGATGAAATAAGAGAAAATGCTCCAGCAATTTTTAGAAGTCAGTATAGACTAATAAATGAAGCGGATTATACAAAGTTTATAAAAACAAATTTTGCGAATTTGATTTCAGATGTTGTCGTGGTTAATAATTGGGTATATACTACAGAATATTTACAATATTTTTATGATTTGGGATTAACCGATCCTACAATGTCTAGTAGAGCATTATTTAATCAGATTCAATTTTCGGATGCTTGCAATTTTAATAATGTATATTTATTTGTGGTGCCAAAAACTACGGATAATATAACTTTATCTTACTTATTACCAGCACAGAAAGAGTTAATAAGCACATCAATACAACCATCTAAATGTATGTCTGCGGAAATTGCTTATGCTGATCCAGTGTATAAAGCGGTTGCAATTGGTATATACAATATTGGCGATCCTTTTGTAGTGACGGATGAAAGTGTTAGTAGATTATATATTAGTAAGTCTCCAAATTCTAATAGAGATAATGTTGCAATAGTTAATGATGTAGTTGGGGTGTTTAAAGATTATTTTGATAGAACTAGTATTACACTTGGACAGACATTGGATATAAAAATCATAACACAAAAAATATTAGAAATAGATGGTGTGCATACTTTCTATACTGGAAGAGTGGATAGTGATGTATTATTCCAAGGTTTGTCTTTGTTTGTATGGAACCCTGATTATTCTACAATAGATTTAACACAAACTTCAAATAATATGCAGTTTAGGTTGTTTGAATATCCATATCTATTTGATTATAATAATCTGGCAAATAAAATCGTTATACAACCAACACAAACCAATAAAGGATTTTTAGGTTATTAATTATGATTGCAAATTTTACACTTTCTTCTGATAATGTAGGATTTATCTATGCGACGGATTTTAGGTTTGTAGATACTTCTTCGAGTGATGTCGTTAAAAGAATATGGGATATGGGTGATGGAAATTTTGTTTATAACGAAATTGATTTTACTCACGTATACAACTACCCTGGTGTATATAATGTGACGTTATCTGGATTTGATTCTTCTAACAATAGCAGCACTCAAAATATAGAACTAACAGCAAAGTCGTATGTTGATGATTTTATTACGTTTTCTAAATTGCCTAAATCTTATGGACTTGCAGGTAAACCTACAGACACCCCATTTGTAATATATCTACAAACATTTCAAGTAGATAAACCATTAGTAGTTAATTTATTTGCGGCGGATTCAAAATCTATCCCATATAGTCAAATACCATCAAAGTGGAATTTTATTAATCCGACTTGGAGATTTACTACAGACGATTTAGGACTTAATACGGTAGAAAATTTGGAATTAAGCGGTTCCCCGATTTATTTGACTGTTGATGGAAAAACTACTATTGTTGGTAT